TTAGGCAGGCAGAAAAACGGCGGGGGATTCCCTGCCGTTTTTTATTGAAAATTTGCCCGATTTGCTTTTATAATGTTATTGAGTATAAAAAGGGGGTTCGAACGTGGCACAACGCGGCAGGAAATCCAAATATAACGATTACGTCAAACCGCGGTTAGACGAAATAAAACGTTGGGCGGCGGCAGGCGCAACCGAAAAAGAAATTTGCACCGCGTTGGGCGTTTCCGTCGCGTCCTTTAACGAATATAAGAATAAATATTCGGAATTGTTGGAATCTTTACGCGCGGGGCGGCAAAATGTCGTTTTGAACATCAAGGCGGCATTGTATAAAAGGGCGTTGGGATTCAATTACGAAGAAAAGATCGGCAGAACGAACGCGGATTCGGAAACATCAACGGAAATTCATGTTAGATATGCGCCGCCGGACACAACCGCCGCCGCAATGCTATTGCGTAATTACTGCGACGATTGGCGGGATAAAGACAAAACGACGGCAGATTTTAAGGCGCAGGAATTGGAGATAAAAAAGGCGTTGGCGGAATCTAACAATTTTGACGTCAATTTCAACGACACAAAATAAACGGTTTATAAATATTAAACAAAAGTTTAAGGGGGTTAAACAATGACAAAGTTTGTAATTGACAACGGCAAAAACCTTTTCGAATCATACGACAAACCCGAAATTGACGAAAAGGTCGGTTCGTGGATTTCTGGCGTATTGACGGCAGGGCAAACAATGCTTGTTTTGTCGGATTCTTCAATCACAACCGATTCGACATTTGATTTTTATACGTCCGTGTTTGGCGTCAATCCTATTGGCGCGAACGTGCAGGCGGGGCAAATAACATTGACATTTGACGCGCAGGACGCAGACGTTGGCGTCAAAATCCGCGTGAACAATTAAAGGGGGCGCAAAATGAATTATTTTCGTTGTATAGGCGGAAACGGGGGCGGCGGCGCGCCGTTGACATTTACAAAAACGTCGATCATTGACCCGACGCAATCGCCGAACATTGCGTTTAATTCAGATTATACGAATTATGATCTCATGTTGTTTGTATTTAATGACCCGTTAGACAATAAACAAATCGAATTTCTTTTAACTGCGGACATGATAACGGAAATAATCGCGATACAAGGCGTTTACCCGTTGATGTTTGCCCGCATGCTTTGGGAAGGGGGGCAACAAAACCGACATGCGCGTTTTGTTATTTCTTCAAATACTCTTTTTCAAAGAATTACGGGACAATTGGAAATTGTCAACGTTTACGCCGTAACATGCAATAAAAACATTGTAAAAACTGATATATATAAACGCGGCGATAGGACACAAACCGCCGTTTCGATCGAATCCGATAATATTTTTGATAACGATATTATAATAATGTCGTTTTCTGAAAACGGTTTTGCAACCGTAAATAATCAATATGTAAACTTAATGAATATTACGGAGTTGTCAGAAGTTATCGGGTATAGTTGCGCGCCGTATAATAGTAATATTCGACAAATACTAATAGACAATTCTTCGTTGTCGTCGTGGTATTATTTTTACGTTCAAGGAATCAAATTTACATAAAAAGGGGGTTTTTACCATGACAGAAATTATCACCGTTCCTGCAATTGTTGCCGTTTGCTTTTTGATCGGCGAAATCGCAAAAAAGATTTCAAAAGAATCAATAAATAGATTCGTTCCCGAAATTTGCGGCGTTTCTGGCGCGATTTTGGGCGTTCTGGCGTTCTATACGATTCCCGCGTTTATTCCTGCGGAAAATTGGCTAACTGCGTTGGCGGTTGGCATTGTTTCGGGATTCGCCGCAACGGGTATTCACCAAATATACAAGCAAGCAAAAAAGGACGCATAAATCAACGGCAAGGGTTCGAACATGAAATCAAACGCGTATTTGATTAAATATGTAAAATCAAAAGTCGGTTGCCCGTATTGGTTTGGAACATACGGGCAAAAGGCAACCGCGGCGTTATATAAGGCGAAGAAAAAACAATATCCGAAATATTACACCGCGACCGATTACCCGAAACAATACGGCAAACGCGTTTTCGATTGCGCCGGACTTATTAAAGCGGCGTTGTGGACTACTGATATAAACGCAACGCCGAAATATAACGCAAAACAAGATTTCGGCGCGACGGGTTTTTATAATCACGCAAAGAAAAAAGGCGCGATCAAAACGTTTGACAAAGTCGAAGGACGATTATTATTTAAGGGCACGGCAGGAACAAAAACGCATATCGGCGTTTATTCTGGCGGGTATGTTTACGAGGCAAAAGGGCATAAATACGGCGTTGTTAAAACGAAATTCAAAGCGACCGATTGGACGTATTGGGCGCAATGTCATTTATTTGAAGAAATAAAGAAACCGCAACCGACGCCGACACCAACGCCGACACCCGAACCGCAACCGACACCCGAACCGCAACCGACACCCGAACCGATAAAGGGGGACACCGTGAACATTGAACTGCATTTGTTGAAATACGGCAGTAAAGGAAACGAAGTAAAAACCGTTCAACGCCTTTTAACTGCATTAGGTTACAAAGACAAAAACGGCGCATTGTTGAAGATCGACGGCGAAATCGGGTCAAAAACCGAATTTGCAATTAAACAATTTCAGAACGACCGCAAGTTGTTGATTGACGGCGAAGTCGGCGCGAACACATGGAACGCGTTGTTAAAATGAATCGGTTTTCTTCACTATCTCAATTTTACAATTCGGACGTTTGGCGCGATCTGCGTTTAATGCTAATGAACGAACGGGCAAAAGACGGCGTTGTTTATGACGAATACAACGGCGAACCGATTTATAAACCGTTTGACGTTGTCGCACATCATAAACACGAAATCACATTGCAGAACGTCAACGACTATTCAATTTCATTGAATCCCGACAATATTATGCTTGTTTCGCACCGTTCACATAACGAAATACACGCGCGTTTCGGGTTCAAGCAATATAAAAAAATTTATTACGTTTACGGCGCGCCGTGTTCTGGCAAATCAACATTTGTTAAACATGTCAAAGGCAATTCGGATTTGATAATTGACATTGATTTAATTTGGCAGGCGTTGACGGGCGGGCAGAAGTATTACAAACCCGATTCGTTGAAATCTGCCGTTTTTGCCGTTCGTGATGTTTTATACGAAAAGGCAAAACAACGCGCCGGAACTTGGGAACGTTGTTATATAATCGAAACGGGCGCGAATAAGGCGGAACGGCAACGCCGAATTGACGCGTTGGGCGCGGAATCAATTTTTGTTTCTGCGACAAAAGAACAATGTATAAATAATTTAATGCAAGACGACGAACGAATCGACGTTCGCGAACAATGGTTAGATTATATAAATAAATGGTTTGATGTTTATACAGAATAAAGGACGGGGGCGATCTTTTATGACTTGGGAGATTTGCGTAGGTATATTTGCGTTGGTTACGTTCGCCGTAACGATTGGCACAATGGTTTATAAACTCGCAAAGATTTTAACGAAATTAGAATCGGCAGTTGACAACCTGCGGGAAACTATTTCAACAATCAAAGACAACAACAACAAAGAACACGAACGCATTTTCGAAATGATAGACAATATAAACGCACGTTTAACCGTTGTTGAAACTGAATTGTTGATCGCCGGACGCGAACCGAACCCGCCCCGTCATGTCAAAAATTGATTTCCCGTTTTATACTGTGCCCGCCCAACGTTAGCGCACAAAGCAAAATTTTGAGATTTTTGAAAATCGTTTCGTGGATTTTTCGAAAAATAGGTAAATTAAATAATTCTTTTAATTAAATAAAAGGCGACGAAATGGAAATTGACAAAAGAATTGCAGAATTAGAAAAGGTTTTTGCCGACGTTGACGAAAAACAACGGGCGGTTGTTCTGCCGTTGTTGCGCGATCTGGCGTTCATGGAAAACGAATTGAACGAACTGCGCAAATTGCCGCAAATCAGAATACACCCGAAGGACAAAACGCGGCAGGAAATCACGGCGGCGGGCAAACGATACCGCGAAATCGTGCAAACGTATGTAAACGCGGTTAAATCCTTGTTAACCGTTCTTCAACGCAACGGGGCGGATTCTGGCGACGAATTATTGCAGGCGTTAAAGGAATTTGAATCATGACGCCGGAAAAAAACAATTTACAGATTTACGCCGACATGATCGACAAAGGCGAAATAGTCGTTTGCGAATATTTAGGGCGCGAAATTGAAAATTTGTTGCGCGATCTATCGAACCCGCGTTATATATACGACACGAAGGACGCCGAACGGCGGTTTGCTTTTCAAGAAAAATTTTGTTTACAAAGCAAAGCACCGTATTACATGAAACCCGTTGTTTTAATGCCGTGGCAAAAAGCATTTTTTGAACCGCTTTATTCGTTCCGTTTCGTCGATTCTGGCTTGCGTCGGTTTATTGAAGGGTTGTTATTAGTTGCAAGGAAGAACGGCAAATCGACAATGTTTGCGGCGGACGGCACAACCGATTTATTTGTAGGCGACGGCGGAACGTCCATTTGTTGCGCGTCGAACGACGATAGACAAGCGAAACTGATTTGGCGTGAAATTGGCGGCATGCGTCAAAGGTTAGACCCGAAAAAGCAAATCACGGGGCAGAACTTGACGGAAATTCGAAACCGATTGAAAAATATTGAAATTTTTAGGCTATCCTCAAAGACGCAGAACAAAGACGGTTTCAACATAGACAAAACTTATGTTGACGAATCGCACGATTTGCAGGACGACGAAATTACAGAGGCATGTTGGCGCGGCATGTCGTCAAAAGACGAACCGTTATTTTTGAATTGCACAACGCAGGGATTTATAAACGGCGGCTATTTAGACAAAAAAATCGACTATTGCCGAAAAGTCATTGACGGCGAAATCGACGACGACCGAATTTTGCCGTTTTTATACGAACAAGATTCAGAGGCGGAAGTTTGGGCGGATTCTGCAAGTTGGGAAAAATCGAACCCGTCAATTCGTTACGGCGTAAAGAAAACAAACAAATTATTGCGTGATTTGGAAGTTGCAAGGCATGACAACGGTTCTAAAATCCATATGTTATGCAAGGATTTTAACATCAAACAAAACACCGCGGCGGCGTGGCTTGCAAACGAAGATTATAATTATCCGCAGGAAATCAAAACGTTTGACGATTTCCGCGGGGCGTTCGCGTTGGCGGCGGTCGATCTATCGGAAACAACCGATTTAACAAACGCAAAGGTTCTTATAATGCGGCAGGGCGACCCGACGAAATATGTTTTTAGTCATTATTGGATTCCTGCCGGAAAACTTGAAAAAGCGGACGACGCAAGCGCGGGGGCAAAATATAAAGAGTGGGCGCGCGACGGGTTGTTGACTATCTGCGAAGGTTACGACAATAATTTAATCGAAGTTGCGGATTGGTTGGCAAATCTCAAAAAATTATATGATATAAAGATATTAAAATGCGGTTACGATCAAAGGTTCGCCCGTGAATTTTTGGAACGTTGCGAAATGTACGGCATTGAAACCGAACGCATTTTGCAAACGCCGGACGTCATGTCGAACCCGTCAAAGTTGGTCGAATCAGAATTAAAAGCGCATTTGATAAATTACGGGAATAACCCGATTGACGCATGGTGTTTGTCAAATACTGCAATCAAGGTTAACAATTACGGTCAAATTCTGGCGGTCAAGATTGGCGGGCAATACTCCAAAAGGATTGACGGCGCGGTTACATTGATAATTTTATATGCAACCTTGCAAAGATACAAAACAGAATATTATAATTTATTAAAGTAAAGGGGGCGCGGACAAAGTGGCATTTTTTGATTTTTTGAAGAAAAAGGAAAAACCCGTTGATTCGGCGCAATTCGCGCCGACGTATAATTCGACATTGCCGTTTTATACGTCATACGGCGATTCGATCTATTCCAACGACATAGTTGTGCAATCTATACGTTGCAAGGCGAACGAATTTCGAAAGTTAGAACCGCGACATATACGCGACGACGGAAAAACGCGCCGGACGATATACGATTCTTCAATCGCGCGAATCCTGCGTCGTCCGAATCCATACATGACGACCGCCGATCTATTGGGCAAAATCTGCATTTTGTTAGAGTTGAACAAAAACGCGTATATTTATCCCGTTTCATACATAAGCAAAGGCGAAGAAAAGATTTTCACGGGTATTTATCCGTTAAAACCGCGCACGGTTTATTATTTGATTGATAAAGCGGGCAAATATTACGTTGAAATGACGTTCGATTCTGGCGTAACCGTAACCGTTCCGCGTTCCGAAATAATACACGTTCGCAAAGATTACGGCGTCAACGACTATTTCGGCGGCGGCGCATTTGGCGGCGGTTATGACGTCGAAGGACTTTTAAAGGCGTGCAGGGAATACGACAAATTATTGCAATCAATCGCAAAGGGACTTGAAATATCATGCAACGTTAACGGCGTTCTGCGGGTCAATTCCTATTTAGACGACGAAAAGAAGATAAAAGAACGGCAGGCGTTCGAAAAGAAGTTATTGAACAACGAATCGGGTTTGCTTGTTACGGACTTGAAGGACGAATTTATTTCAATGCCGCATGATGTAAAGTTAGTTGACGCCGAAACGTTAAAATTCTTCTATGAAAATATTACAAGGGCAAACGGCGTTTCGTTGGCGATCTTAAACGGCGATTACACAAAGGCGCAAAAAGAGGCGTTTTATGAACACGCGTTAGAATCTGATATTAAATCGTTGTCGCAAGCAATGACGCAAGTTTTTTTCACCGAACGCGAAGAATCGTTCGGAAACAAAATCGTTTTATATCCTAACGATATAAACTTTATGTCAACGTCGGAAAAAATCGCGGCATTGTCCGCGGGATTGCCTGCCGGAATCTTTACGCGCAATGAGGCGCGCGAACTGTTAGGTTTCCCGCCGATCGCAAACGGCGACGAAATCCCGCAAGGATATAATTATACAATCGACGGCGCAACGTCGAACACAAAGAACACAACGGACACAACAACGCCCGTTGATAATTCAAATTAAATAAAATAAAATAGATATTATAAGGGGGCAAACATGAACGACAAAGAAATAAGATTGATTGACGTTTCAAATCTGACGATTGAAAAACGCGCGGATTCTGGCGACGAATCCGAAAAAATGATTGTTGAAGGTTATGCGGCGGTTTACGATTCAGAAACGAACATTGCCGGACTTTTTACCGAAACAATCGAACGCGGCGCGTTTGATTCTGCGAACATGAAAGACGTGCCGTTAAAATACAATCACTCGGACGCCGTGCCGATTCTGGCGCGCACCCGTAACAAGTCGTTAACATTGACACCCGACGACAAGGGTTTGAAGATTCGCGCGGAACTGTTAGACACAACGGACGGACGCGACATGTTCACCCGTATCAAATCGGGTTTGCTTGATAAAATGTCTTTTGCGTTTTCCGTAAATCCCGACGGCGAAAAATGGACGACGGACGACAACGGATTCCAACGCAGGACAATAACAAAATTTGACCGTATTTTTGACGTATCGGTTGTGGACACGCCCGCATACGACGACACGGAAATATACGCACGATCAAAGGCAATCGCGGACGCGAACGCCCAAACGCCGGACGGCGCGGGAAATGATACGGCAGACAAAAGCGGTTTATCAGACGCCGCGAAAACAATTATTCTTTTACAAGGGGGTCAAATCTAATGACACACAAAGAGTATTACACAAAGCACATAAACGCCCTGCGTTCGCGCGTTGACACATTAAACGCAGAAATGATTTCGTGCGACGACAAAGAAACTCGCGCAAAGATCGGCAAAACTCTGGCGGAACTCGCAGAAGAAATCAAGGAAGCCGAATCAATGCTTGACGGAATCGACGAACCGAAGGACGACGACACAAACAACGACGACGCAACAATCGTTGTTGACGACGCAAGAAAGGTGATTGCAACAATGGAAAACAGAAACGCAAACGCAGGCGCGGACGTTATGGAAAAGCGCGCTGAAACATTTAAGAAGGAATCGCACGTTTCAATTAGTGCAGACGAAACCCGTTCAATGCTTGTTGCAAGCGGCGACATTGCAACGCCTACAAGGGTTGGCGGCATTACAGACCCGCTTGCGTCGGTTTCTTCAATTGTTGACATGGCAACCGTTGAGGACATGACGGGTTGCGGCGCATATAAAGAGGCATATATCAAGGATTGGCAGACCGCCGCCGCAGGCACGGAAGGTCAAGCCGCAAACGCGGACGATCTCGACGTTGGAATCGTTAACATTGCGCCGAACATTATCAACGTTATTACATACGTTTCAAAGGAAATCCGCAAGCAAACGCCCCTGCAATATCTCGCAAAGGTTCAAGAGGGCGCAGTTATTGCATTAAAGCGCAAGATTGCGGGCGACATGGTCGGCGGCAACGGAACAACCGCAATTTTCGGTATTTATAACGCCGTTGACAAGGATTCAAACGCAATGATCGACACCGTAACCGTAACCGCAATTGACGACAAGACATTGCGCAATATCGTATTTGCATACGGCGGAAACGACAATCTTTTCGGCGGGGACGGCGTTGTTCTTTACCTCAATAAAAAGGATTTGATCGCGTTCGGCGACGTTCGTTCTGCAACGACAATGCAGGCGGTTTATGAGATTATCCCCGACGGAACAAACCCGAACACGGGAATTATCAAGGACGGCGGATTGTCCGTGAAGTATTGTATCAACGCAAATTGCGCCGCATTGTCCGACGCAAGCACCGCCGCAAATGCAAAGACAATGATTGTTGGCGACCCGAAGAACTACAAACTCGGACTTTTCGGCGATTACGAAGTTTCCGTTTCCGAAGATTACAAGTTTGCAGACGGTTTACTCGCAGTTAGGGGCGAAGTAACCGTCGGCGGTAACGTTATCAAGGGCAAGGGTTTTGTCGTTGTAACAAAGGGAACTGTAAACCCTTAAATGCCGCTAACGCAACGAAGTTAAACGTTGCGCGCGTTAGCGGCGAAACTACAAGCAACGACACAACGGACGTTGAACCCGTCGTCGTAAAGAAAACAACGACACGGAAAAAGAAAACAACGGACGAATAAACACAAATAGAATCGCAAAGGGGTTGCAATTATGACCGACGCGCAGATTTTGACAACGGTTAAACAAATGTTATTTGGCGCGGACGCCGGAACGTTCCGCGACGATCTATTGACCGCGTATATAAACGAAGTCAAAGATTTTATGAGGAACGCAGGCGTTTCCGAATCCGTTATTTCGTCGGATTCTGCCGTTGGTATAATTGCAATCGGCGTTTCTGATTTGTGGAACTATCAAGCGGGCGGCGTAAAGTTGTCGGAATACTTTACGCAACGCGTAATACAGTTAACACGAAACAACGCGGAAACATCAACAACGGGCGGTTAAATCATGCAAAGGTTATCAAAAGGAAATCAGAAAACAACGCCGTTTTATTATTACGTTGGACGTTATGAAAAGGTCAACGGAATAAACAAGCGCGTTTTTGAGATCGAAACCGACGCAAAAGAAAAACCCGTTGTTCGTTTCTGCAATTTTTCGACATACGGCGGGAACGAATACGAAAACAACGGCGTAATTGTTGTTGACGATACGGCAAACGTTATTTGTTGGTTCGACCCTGCAATCACGGCAGGCGGCGCGATTCAATTATGCGATTCTGGCGTTGATTCTGATTTGTTCGAAATTTTGGGAACGCCCGAAAACGTCGAAATGCGAAATCAAGAATTGACGTTCAAGGTTCGCAGATTCAAGGGGGGCGCGTAACGTGGCAAGGACGCAATCATACGCAAGTAAAACGGGCGTTGCTATTACATTGTCGCTTGACTTTGATTCGTTATTAAACAAAATCAAAAAGGCAGGCGGGGACATTGAGGCGGCGACGTGGAACGCGGCGCGCGCAGGCGGTCGCGTTTATTATAATACGTTAGTTGAAGAGTGCCGCCGTTCTGGCGTTCCCGATCATTTAATAGACAAAATCCGTTTTAATTGTTTACGCGACGCAAGCGGCAACCGTTACGCGGTTGTTGTCGGTTGGTATATGGACGCATACGACCCGACGAATCCCGCCGACGGTTACAAAGTCGTTTTCCTAAATTACGGAACGCCGCGCAGGGAATCCACAAAAGGCAACCGCGGATTTATAACGGGGCGCGGATTTATCGGACGCGCAAAGCGAAAAGCACAACGCCCGATCAAAGAGGCGCAAAAAGAGTTTTTAAATAAAGTGTTAGGGGATTTACTGCAATGACGAAGAAAAAGGAAACAAAAACAACGTCGGGTTTTCCCGTTATTGATTTGTTGATTTCAACGTTGGAATCGTTAAATTATCCCGTGTTTCTGCAAGGGACGTTTAGCGGCGCAGAATATCCCGAATCGTTTATAACTTATTTTGTCGAATCATACGACGACCGCGCGCATTATGACGACGCGCCGGATTCGTGGACGTTTTCGGCAACCGTCATTTTCTATTCGCGCGACCCTGCGAAACTGTTTTCAATTCCTGCGACAATCCGCGAAACATTACGAAACGCGGGTTTTATTCCGACGGGCAAAGGATATAATATATTTAGCGACGACCCGAATTTTACGGGTTGGACGAATCAATATTTGTTTTTAGACAAATAAAACAAAATGTTCTACATGGAACAAAACAAAATAAAAAGGGGGTTTTTATACCATGTCAAAAAAGATTGTTGAATATCGCGGTTGCAAGGGACTTGTATTTGCAGAAGTTACAACCGACAACAACATCGCGGACGAAGGTTATATTACGGGCGCGGTTAAAGATTTGGCAGGCGTTGCCGAAATTTCGAAAAACGTTTCGGTTTCTCGCGTTTCAAAGTATTATGACAATTACGCCGCAATCGTTGTTACGGGCGAAGGTGAGGACGTTGTTACATTGACCGCGTCGATTCCGTCAATGGACGTTCAAGCGGCGGTCAATGGTCGCGTTTACGACGCAACAAAAAAAATGTATATTGAGTGTCCTATCGTCAACAAGTATTACGCGCTTGGTTATATTATCGAAGATACCGACGGCACAGAATACTACATTTGGCGTCATAAGGGTTATTTTATTCAACCCGACGAAACAAGCGGGACAAAGGACGACGGCACGGACGGCAACAACATGTCGTTAGAATTTCACGGCGTCTATACAAATCACGAATTTGAGAACGGCGGCGGTTCTGGCGTTAAAAAGCCGATTAAATCGTTCAAAATGGCAAACGACGGTTCGTTCGATCTATCTGCGTTCTTCGCAACCGTTACAACGCCCGACACCGTGTTTGTAGCACCGCAACCGTAATAAAAAAATCAACATCAACAAAAGGGGTTTGAAAACATGTCTTTAATTAGTTTAAACATTTACAACGACGACGACGAAATAATCAAAACGTATTCAACGAACCGCGTTCGTTGGGGCGTGCTTGTAAAGGCGGTTGAACTTGAAGAAATGACAAAAGGGGACGCCGACGGCGTCGAATCTATCAAAGCAATTACAGATTTGATGTATTCGATTTTCCCGTCGATCACGCCGGACGATCTCGCGTTAGCGGATTTTGGGGACATGAAAAACGTTTTTCGTATGGTCGTCAACATGACGGGACACATAGAAAAAAACGGATAAAGGCGGGCGCGGCAGAAACGCCCGCCGAATCCGTCAATCACACGGCATTTTTTTACATTATGGATTCAACATTTACCGTTGCGAAAATCTGCGATACAACGATTTTTGACGTAATGGAAAAAGACGCCGAAACGGTTATTTCGGTAATAAATTACATTATCGAAAAAGGGCACGAAAAAACGCACGAAAACGGCGCAGGAAACGCGCCGCAACGTCCGTTAAATAATGGGGACTATTACGACCGCAACGGCGTATTACATAAGCGCGTAGGCATGAAAAACGCGACGGGCGGCTGGTATTAAATAAAGGGGGTTTGCAACGTGGCGCAGGGCGATAATTTGGGCGCGCGCTTTTCGCTTGATATTACGAATCTAAAAGCGGGATTGGCGGACGCAAACAAACTAATTCGACAAAGCGAATCAGAATTTATTGAAGCGGCGGCAGGCATGAACAATTGGTCGAAATCTGCCGACGGTTTAACAATGCGCGTTGATTCCCTAAATAAAGAAATAGATATACAAAAGGCGAAAATGCAATCGTTGATCGCGGTTCGCAATGAAACGATTGAAAAAATGCGCGAAGAAGGGGCGGCAGAAACGGACATTGCCGCCGTTGCCGATCGCGTCAACGTTCAATTGCAAAGGGAACAAAAGCAATTGGAAACCCTGCAAGGACGCGCGGACAAAGCGCAAAAGGAACTTGAAGAATTTAACAAGTCGGAAACGGACGCCGGAAAAGGCGCGGACACGTTATCAAAGGAAACCGAAAAGGCGGGCAAATCTGCGAAAAAGGCGGGCGACGGGTTCACGGTTTTCAAAGGCATTTTAGCGAATCTGGCGGCAAGTGCAATAAAAGGCGTTACGGGCGCAATTACAAACGGCGTTTCGAATATCGGGAAGGGTTTATCTTCAATTGTTCGTGAAACGATCACGGCAGGGGATAGCATAGCGAAATCCGCAGAAAAGGCGGGTTTTACAAGCAAAACCGCGTTTCAAGAGTGGCAATATGTTTTAGGTCAAACGGGGGCAGATATTACCGCCGTGAACAAAGGCATGATTGCAATCTCTACCGCGTCAGATAAAGGCAAAAAAGCGATTGACGCGTTAGGCGTATCATTTAAGGACACGAACGGAAACGCGCGAACAAACGAAGATATTTTCGCCGACGTTATTTCGAAATTGTCGCAAATGACGGACGAAACCGAAAAATCAAGAATTGCGCAATCTATTTTCGGTAAAAATTTTGGAGAATTGCGCCCGTTGTTAAATAGCGGCGCGGATTCCGTGGACGAATTGAGGAAACGCGCGCACGAATTAGGCGTCGTCATGGACGACGAAACGTTGAAAAGCGCGGAAAACGCGGCGGATTCGTTCGACGATTTCAACGCGTCAATAAAAGGAATCAAACAAAACGTTGTCGGGCAGTTTTTGCCCGCGATTTCTGGCGTTGTCGGCGGTTTAACGTCCATTTTTAGCGGTTCGAACGTTGACGGCGGGTTAAAGCAAATCGAATCGAACGTCGGAACGATCGCGCAAAAGTTGATCGCAGGCGCGCCGACGTTCGCAAAGGCGGCGTGGGTTATTCTGCAATCTATATTGACGGCGATTTCGGGTTCAATGCCTCAAATTTCGTCAACATTGGGCGAACTGATAAACGCGGGCGTTCCCGTTTTAACTCAATTATTGATTTCTGCCGTTCCTGCGATTGCGGGCGCGGTTGGCGTTTTATTGTCTAATTTGGGGCAACAATTGCCGGAACTTATAAAAACCCTTTTTGATACGTTCGGAACGGTTATAAACGATTTGGTCGCGTGGCTAAACACGGGGGAAAATCTGCAAAAATTTATTGACGGTTTAGTGCAATTGGCGGTCGATATAACCGAAAATATTGGTTCGATTATCGAAGTGTTATTGCCTGCCGTTGTGCAGATAATAACGGGGGTTGTAACTGCGTTGACAACGCCCGAAAATACCGAAATGCTAATAAAAGCGGCGTTGTCGTTGGCGTCGTCAATCTTTGTTGCGCTTGTAAATTCCGTTCCTGCGTTGATTGATTTTGTAAAAAATCTAATAAAAAATCTGGCGGGACTTTTTGCGGACTTTTTAGGACGTGCCGTTCCGTTTGTTGCAAACGCGGTCGAAAAGATCGTCGAAACGGTCAAATCATGGTTCGGCAAATTGACCGAAATTCCCGCGCAAGTTTTGGAGATCGGAAAAAATATCGTTCGCGGACTTTGGGACGGTATTTCGAATATGTCAAAATGGATTGGCGAAAAAATAAAGGGATTCGGCGAAGGTGTATTAAACGGTTTAAAATCGTTCTTCAAGATTAAATCGCCGTCGCGTTTAATGCGGGACGAAATCGGCAAAAATTTGGCGTTGGGAATCGGCGCGGGTTTTGACGACGAAATGTCAACGGTTGCCCGCGGTATGCAAACGTCATTAAACGACGCAATCCCGACGTTTGGCGTTCCTGCCGTTGGCGGCGCGGGTTCTGCCGGAAACACGGCGGGCGGTTCTGGCGTTGTTGTTTACCAAACAAACAATTATTCGCAACAACATAGTCGATTCGAAATATATCAAAGCAAGCAGGCAACGGCGGCGGCGGTTCGCGCGGCGTTAGCAGGGGGTTAAACATGGAAACACAATTGATATATACCGCGGAAAACGGAAAAACACTTGATTTGTTTAACAATGATATATTTGATTTAGTCAATGCGGACGGGTTGACGGTTGCAAATACAAGCATTGCAACATCAACAACGCCGCGCGTTGACGGCGACGAACTGCAAAACATACAAGCAAACCCGCGCTCGATCACGTTGGATTTACAAATAAAAAGCGGGTTGGACGTTGAACGCGCGAAACGTCAGATTTTGGACGTTATCAAGATAAAGAAAAACGGCAAATTGACATTTATTCAAGGCGTCGGAAACGAAAACCGAACAATCGAAATTTCTGGCGTTGTTCAATCCGTATCAATGCCGCGTTTTTCAAATGCGGTTTTAATGCAAGTTTCGTTATACTGCAACAATTCGTTTTGGCAGGACGTTGACGACGTTATTGTTGAAATTTCGCGCGCGATTCCGAAACATCATTTTGCGATTTATTTTCCCGTCGGTTCGCCCGTCGTTTTGGGCGCGATTGACCGTTCAATGCAACAAACCTATTATAACGACGGCGACGCCGAAACGGGTTTAAAGTTAACGATTGTTGCAACGGACAACGTTGTCAATCCGCGAATCTATAATCAAAACGGCGAATTTGTCGGAATAAACGACACGTTGCACGTTAACGACAAAATCGAAATCAGTACATACAAGGGACGGAAAACGATAACGAAAAACGGCGTTTCGATTTTTAGCAAAATTATGTCGGGTTCTGTATTTTTTGACATGGAAACGGGCGAAAACGTGTTCACGATCGCCGCGGATTCTGGCGCAGAATTTATATATTTTTTCGCGTCGTTTAAAAGGCGGTTTGTATGATCGAATATATCGAAATAAGAAACGCAGATTTAGAATTTGCCGGAATCGTTGACGTTTTCAATTCTGTGATTTGGCATGTTGATTATTACGGGACGGGCGATTTTGAGATTTACGCGCCGTGTTTGCCGTTAAATCTCGAATTGTTGGTCGCAGGGAATTATATAACACGCCCAAACGACGACGCCGTCGGAATTATTGAAGAAGTACACTATTCTTTTTCAATAAATGACGGACGCATGATTACGGCAACGGGGCGTTTCTGCAAGTCGTTGTTAGATCGCCGTATTATTTACCGTTTGACGGGCGCAAATACGGTTTCAACGACGATTTTGTCGGGCAACGTTGAAAACGCCGTTCGTTCGGTTATTTCGGACAATGCAATCAATTGTTCGTTTGACGCAAGCCGCAACATGCAAAATTTGGTTTTGGGCGAACATAGCGGGTCAACGGCGGTTATTGTTGACGAATCGGGAAACCCTGCCGAACAACAAATCGCGTTTGAAAATCTTTTGAAATGGTCGGACGAATTTTTACGCCGTTATAAAATCGGCGCGGCGGTTCGAATCAATCAAAACCGACAATTCGAATATTATTGTTATGAAGGGAAAAATCGAACCGTTGACAATACGGACGGCAACGAACCCGTTATTTTTTCGCAGGATTTCGAAAACCTTGTTTCAAGCGAATTTACGCACAACGAAACGAATTATAAAAACGCCGCGTTGATCGGCGGCGAAGGGGACGGAATCGCGCGTTTTTGCACCGTGTTAGAATCCGCCGATTCTGGCGTTGAACGTCGCGAAATTTACGTTGACGGTTCAAAGACGGCGAAAAAATACGTTGACGCAAGCGGACGCGAACAAACGTTGACAAGTGCGCAATATCAAGCGCAATTGTTGACGTTGGGCGCGCAGAAGTTGGCAACGTTGCCGATTCTTCAAACGTTCGCGGGCGAAATCAATTTAAATTCGTTGACGTTCAAATACAAGGTAAATTATAATTTAGGGGACAAAATAACCGTGCAGGATTCCGACACAAAAATTTTTATGAACACCCGAATTATAGAAATTACGGAAGTGCAAGATAATAACGGCTATTCGATTTCGGGCAAATACGAATCATAAAAAGGGGGTTTTGTAATGTCTTTAAAATCGGGATTTTATAACGCAATCGAAACGGCGGCGGGCGAATACGACCGCGGCTATTCTGCCGACGAATATACAAATTTTTATTCGGCGTTTTTAAAAGACGGCGTCAGACGTTCCGCGCTTGACGATTTCAAATGCACGGCGGCGGGGTTGGTCGTTACGGTTGGCGCGGGTTATGCGATCTGCGGGGCAAAATGGATTCATAACGACACGGCGTATATAATGCCGACAATAACACCGCCAACGGCGCAATATTCAAGGATTGACGGCGTTTTCCTGCATGTTGACGTTAACGAATCCGTGCGCGCGGCGTCGTTGATTTATAGGGAAGGAACACCCGCCGAAAATCCCGTTGCGCCGGAACGCGTCGAAGGTTCTGGCATTTATGAGTTGTGTTTGTGTTATGTCAACGTTGCCGCGAACGCGGCGTCGGTTTCGGTTGTTGACAAACGCGCCGATTCTGCCGTTTGCGGTTGGGTTACGTCGCCCGTTGGTTACGACGACTATTTCGA